TTGGTAGGTGACGATGGATGCTTGGAGATCAAATGCCCTAACACTGCAACCCACATTGATACTGTCTTGGGTGAAGAACCCGCTAAGAAATACTATGACCAGATGCAGTGGCAGATGCGATGTGCAGACAGAAGTTGGTGCGACTTCGTGAGTTTCGACCCACGAATGCCTAGCCATCTTCAGTTGTTCATCAAAAGAATCGAGCGCAATGACTTGTACATTGCAGAACTCGAAAAAGAGGTTATCCAGTTCCTTGCGGAAGTGGACGACAAAGTTAAAAAACTCAATGAAATTAAGGTGTAAATATGGAAACTAGGGACAATAGTGGCGTTTTGTTTAAATCAGATCGCAAAGAGAAGCCAAACCATCCTGATTATCGCGGGTCTATTGTTGTTAATGGAGACAACTATTGGATTTCTGGATGGATTAAGGAAGGCAAGAACGGCAAGTTCATGGGTCTTGCAGTGACCAAAAAAGAAGATCAATCTCAAGCACCACAAGCCAAGCCTAAAGCTGGCTTTGATGATCTGGACTCGGACATTCCATTTTAGAGTCTGACTGAATAAGAGGGAAAGTAATGCTGGCATTCGATACGCAAGGCAATTGCACCAGTGTTACGAGTACCTCACCTTTTTAAACAGGAGTGAATGATGAGTAAATTAGACGATATACATTTTGGTGGTGGCGTGAAGAAGTTCTTTGACTTGCCTATCTTTGGTCGAGTGAGAAATTCAGACCCAATTACCAGCTTTGAAGCAGCAGATTCAGCTAAGGACTTGGCCTCCAAGCACTTTGGCATCATTGTGGACTGTTTAAAGGCTCATGGTGCGCTTGGCAAAGATGGAATAGCCCAACATAGCGGCTTAGACTCAAATCAGGTTGCAAGACGTTTAAACGAGTTGTCCAATATGGACTTAATTGAGTTGACAGGACGCACAGTCAAGTCAAAATCAGGACGTAACGAACGTGAATGGAAGGTCAAGGGTGCTGAGTAACGTCATCAACATCTTGCTTGTACTCGCATTGGGAGGAGCAGTGACGCTACTAGCTGTAGTCGCCCTGCTCTTCTTCCTAGACGATTAGGCCATCAATACGTCAATGGCTTGCTGAGTACGAGCAATCCTATCGTCAATGCCATGTGTGCCACCATTGATGCGCTTGGTCAAGGTGGTCATATCATTGGAGTCGGCATACTGATTCAGCTTGTTCTTATCCCAGAACCAACCAGCACTCAGGGCAGCAAACTTAGGGCTAGACACTTGGTCAGGGTCACCCACCAAATCAGCACCTAAAGCCTCACCGCAAGCCTCATAGTTGTCTTTGCCTGTCAATTGGATAAGGCCACGACCACGATACTTAAAGCCTTCACCAGAAGCCTCATCTCCATTACCCATGCGATCAGCATAGACCTTATTGGCAATCTTCTCAGGGTTGCGATGGTAAGGCTGTGCAACATCCAATGAAGGGAAGCGTTTAGGCCAGACTTTAGTCAAGCCTTCAGCAGAATAGTTCAGGTTTTCCTTGAGGGCAGTGAATCCAGCACTTTCATGAGCGCATTGGCCCAAGAAACAAGCCTGTCTCTCAGGAGTAGAAATGTCAAAACGATCAAAAGTTTCATTGATTGCATCAATCCACTCCTCTGCTTTGGCTGGTGACATCTTCAAGGCTTGCGCCAACTGTTCTGCATTCATGGTTTTCCTTTCAGGGTTTGGTAGGCTTCGTTGTAGGCATCGATACAGGCGTTGAGTTGCCTTGTGTTGGCATCTCCTTGGTCTGTGATGGCGACAATAGATTTAGCAACCTCTCTGTCAAGTTCGGCTGTTGCTTGAATGCTATCTCCGCTGGCAGGGGTGGGATTGTCGGTGGTTTGTATGGGGCAGATGGGGGTTTTGACAGGAATCCGCAGCTTGAGAGCGCCAGAGTCGATGTCAGTATTACGCTTTTGAGATAAAACTTTTGCATTTTGTTCAGCTTTCACCAATTGAGTTGCTTGAGTTTGGACAGCAGTTACCAGTGCTTGTTCCTTCTGCCTAGCCTCATCGTTTAAACGAGTTATCTCAGCCTGTTGCTTCAAATACTCGTCAATTCCACCCTTGTAGTAACCAAAGCCAAATGATGCCGCTAACGACAACAAGAGGCCAATCCAAACAGCAGGGTTAAATAGACTCATTCCTTGGCTTCCAGCTTAGGCTCAGGGTCATTGTCAGTAGCTTCAGCCTTGGCAGTAGCAGTAGCCACAGCAGACACAGCCTTGCGACCAGCAACACCACCCAAGACACCAGTGCAAAACAACATGATGTCGTTCAGCATCTTGGTGTAAACCTTGTCAATGGGAGCCATGCCAACCATAGGCTGAGTTACAAATGTCACAGAGTAAATGAAGCTGAAGCACGAACCAATCAGAATCAGTGCAATCACCACAATGACAAAAGCCCACACACGAGCTTCAATCTCCTCTGGTGACAGTCTTGTATTAGGTTTGTATCCAATGGTTGCCATTATTTGCTCTCCTTTTCTGGTTTAACAAGTTGATCTGGGCAAGTGCCTGTCGCAGTACAAATAGGTGGTTTGCACTCAGCAAGTTCCCAATTGATAGGGTCTTGGCACTTGTAGCGGTATCTGTCTTCACAACCAGCCAATAAACCGCAAAGTATGCCAACACAAATGGTCAACATAACTAGTGAAAATTCATGTCTTGTCATTTTTACGTTTCTCCTGTTCAATTTGTCTTCTCAACTTCTCAACCTTCTCAACTTGTTGTTTGACCTCATTTTTGGCCTCCAATATGTCAAGATAAAGCATCGCACCAAGAGGTAACAAAAAGGCAACCAAGACACAAGCAGCTATCCATCCCATTATGCTTTCCCCCAACGACTCACGAGGAGAAGCCACAGCCACAGGTAGAGGAGGAATATAGTAGTCGCCGCTAGGTACGCTAGTTTTAGCTGGAAGTTTCTTTCTTCCTCCTTGCGTTGCCATACTTCTTGCCTCTTTTTAGCCTCTTGTTTCAGTCTTGCTTGATCTTGTTCCTCCTGAATGACCTCTTTCATGTCAAAAACTGAACTGTACAAAGCGCCCATCTCAGGTGGACTTTGGTAGACCATTGTTTCCCTGATCTGGACAACAAGCCTGTCCATCTCTTGTTGGGCCATCACTCTTTTGAGTGCCGCCTCCATGTGGTTTTGATCTGGGTCGTAGACTGTTCTAGACTTTTCTTCTTCTTCTCGTATGTGTGTGGCCAGTTGTTCTTGAAGTTTGAAGAACTCAGTGAGGTTCTTAACAATGTCCACTTTGACTTGAGTTTCGTCAACAGCAACATAAGCTGACTTTTTAGCCTTGGCAACAGGTTTGACAGGTTTAGGCTTAGGCTTGCTACCAAAGAACGCAAGAAGCTGATTCCAGAATCCATGAACCTCTTTGCCAATGGCAATGACTTCATCAGCAGTAGCTTTGATCTCGACAAAAGACTCTTTAGCTTGCTTGTATAGCTCACAGCCAGCTTGGATGTTTTTGACCAAGCCAGCCGCAAGAAGACAAATACTGATTGGGTCAATTTTGTGTCCTTATTCTTCTGACATTGATTGAGCCATCTCACGAATGCTGTTTGGATTAGTCAGCAGTTCAGTGATTCTGTTCTTTTCAGATGTTGGAAGTTTTTTGAGCAAATTAGCAGTGCCTTCAGGAGTTTTTAAAGACTCTGTCAATATTCTCATACTCTTGTCTCCAATAGCTCTTTCCAATTCACTGACAGCTTTGTTTCCAGCAGATGCCCAAAAACTAAACCATGAAGGAAGACGCATCAAAGAAGTTTGTTGCTTCAGAAGTTGAGTTAAAGCCTTCTGGCCTTCTCCAATTTGTTCATTGACAGAAATTTGTGTCAAACGCTTATTTGCCTGTTCTTTTAAGACAGACATTGTGCTGTCAGCAAGTTCGGTTGCAATGTTGTAACGACCTTTCCCAAGAATCTTCTCTACTTCTTCAGGAGATTCATTCTGAACTAAACGTACAAACTCATCCCTGTTTGTTTTCCACAAACGCAATGCTTCACCAGACAGTCTACGTTCTGCAATACGTTGCATTCCTTTGGTGTAGTCGTTTAAATACTGGCGATATCCAGTACCACCAGAAGCCTCAATTGCATCAACCAATGTTGGTCTAATATCACTTAAAACCTTGGACGCTAGATTACGTTGAGATGTGGCATCAATGCCAGGTCTCAGTTTAGCAATTGTTGCATTAACAGAGTTTTTGCGAATTGCATCCAATGCTCTTGCATCAATTACGCCACCGCTTGATGTCCATTTTGCAATATCATCAGATACATTTTGAATAGCTCCAAGCAAAACATCATCACCAGCAAATGCGGGATTGTTAGCCATTGCAGCCACATTCCTAGCTAATGTTTTACCTTCCAACGGCTTGATACCAACTGATCTCATAGCATCTGCTGCGCCTTGAGCAAATCTTGCTCCCTCACCTAAATCTAGTGATGCCTGAGCCGCCTTGTTAGACCATTCATTAAAAGCCTTTTCAGCTAACTCATCTGCATATGTGTACTTTGTCAAGCCTACAGGCAATCCACGTTTAATCAAATCAAGCCTTGCATATGCTTCTGCTGCATTACCAGCCTTAATCAAATCTTTTACCTTCTGAACTTCAGCCGCAGCCTGTGCGCTAAGTTTTCCAGCGGTAGCCTCATACTCAGCAACTTGTTTTCCAAGGTTTGCACGATTTAAAGCAGCCTCACGTTGAGGAGTAGTCATTGCAGTTAGAGCATTCTTTGCGTTATCAAGAATTGCTCTAACTTCTGCCGCATTTTCACCACCAGCCAATTTTGACAAGGCCTTCAATGATTCATCTTCACCGAATAACTTAATTTTTCGTAAAAATTGTGGGTCACGATCTAAGGCATCTTTGACTAGTGCTTGCCAAGTTGGATTATTTAGAGATGCAGTTATATCTGCAATACTAGCGTTTGCAGGAGCATTCTTCAATTTACTCAATACTTCTGGCAAATCGTTACCAAGGGCTTCTCTAGCAATCTTTGCAGCTTTCAATTGAGATGTAGAGCCAAGATCAAGTACTTTGCTAACGCCTTTTTCAATTATTGGCCCTGCCACACGACCACCAGCTTCATAAGTAGCGCCTTCAAAGATATTTCTAACAGGCTCAACAGCAATTTGTGCGCCTTGTCGTGGCTGTTTAATTCCAAGAGCAACATCAACAGCTTCTAATCCTTCTCTTGCAAGACCATAGCCTAAACCTGAGCCAAAAACACCTCCAGTTGCAGTACCTACTGGCCCTGCACCAAAAGTGCCAGCAGTTGCTCCAAGCAAGCCACCACCAATAGCACCAGCAGTCTCAACAGTAGGCGCAAGAACAGGCCGCACTATGTTTTGATATACCTTCTGTCCTGTAGACAATGTAGGTGTTCGTACAGGTGCTGGCGCAGGAGGATTGCCACCAGTAGGAATTTGGTCAATTACAGTTCCTGTTCTTGCTGGAATAAATTGACTTAGACCCAAATACTCATCTGGATTGAAAGTAGTTGTAGTTGGCTTTTTTGCTAAATACTCATCTGGATTAAATTCAGCCATGTCATTTAACTCCTAAACGCTGTTTGATCTGAGCAGACCTTGGGTCGTTCGGATTTGAATTTGCCCAATTTAATGCTTGTTGATCTTGAGGAGATAAAGCAGGAGTCTTCATTCCACCACCTTTGACATAATCTCTTTCAAGACGATCAAGAATTTCCATTGATGCTTCATACCCAAGGCTAACATCAGATAAAGAATCCAACATCGACTTCAACTCAAAATTAGAGTTAAGTTGTTGTGAAGACATACCAGTAGCATTCTTAATTGCCTGAGCAATCCTTTGTTTTGCACTGTTAATCAAATTACGTTCAGTTTGTTCTTTTGTTCCAAAAGCCTTACCACCTATTTGACCAACAGCACTTCCTTGTATAGAGGAAAGCAAATTAGATACAGGATTTCTTGTCTCACTAGTTATTGCTCTTTTTTCATTTAATGATGTGAATGCGCCTCGCAAGTCATCAATTTGATCTTGCAATTGTGTTTTGCCAGCTTCTGCTTTAGTTTCACGAACAGCAGCAGTAGGTTCTTTTCCAGATATTCCAACCACCCCAACAGAGCCAACACCTCCTCCTTTGTATTGACGAGTATCAATAGAAATCATTTGATTAGGATTTGTTGGGTCAACAATTTGAGTAATAGAAGGAGCAGGAGGTTGTCTCAATGCACCAGCCAATTGAGCAATAGATTGTTTTGCATCAGCGGCAATTTGTGCAGCATCTCGTTTTGCATCAGCACGAATTTGCTCACGTTCTTTTTCATCTTTTGCTCTTTGCAGATCAGATTCTTTTTTGGCTTCAATCTTTTGAATTTCAATGTCACGCTTAGACTCAATCTGAGTACGTCTATCAGCGGACTGTTGCAAAGCACTTAAAACTTTATCAGGAGAGCCGTATTTGGTAACAATACCCAAAATATCTGCTTCGGTTGCATCTGGTGGCAATTTAGACAATTCATCACGCAGATTCTGTTCTTGAGTCAGGGACAATTCTGCCTTTTCAGCTTCAGCAGTAGTCTTTCTTTGAGTCAACAGATTTGATTGCATTTGTCTACCAGCATCAGCAATAGTCATAGCAAACTCAGGGTCGCCATTCTGAGCAGCCATTCGAGCTACTTGCATGAAAGATTCTGGATTGCTTTGATCTAACTGACTAAGCAATTGTTGACGCTGTGTAATCTTCTGCAACTGTGGGTCAACACCACCCAAAGCACCGCCAATAGCGCCAGCCAATCCATAAGCACCTTGACCAATAGCTGCATTAGCTTGTTCAAATGGGTTAAGTCTTGCAAACTCTAATGCTCTTGCACGAGCAACATCTTGCTGTTGTTGTTGATACTGTTGTGGTGTTGTGAACAAACCTAAGATTTCTGATGCCATGATTTATTCCTTATAAATAACCGTAGTAATCACCAAATTGCTGTGGGCTAATGCCATATCCAGCAGCACCAGATGGCGCACTTCCACCACCACCAAACAAGTTACCGAATGCACTCATCAATTGAGGATTTTGTCCAAACTGAGTCAAAGCAGTTGAAAATGGGCTGAAGGCATTAGCTGAAGCCATTGTGTTAGCAGCATTAGTGCCTCCAACAAGCAGAGCATTAGCAGCAGTAGGACTCATACCTTTAGCGCCAATATTGATGCCAATATCCAACGGCTGCTGTCCAACACCCTCAATAGATTTCTCTTGACCGAAGTAAGCCTCAAATGGGCGCAAAGCACCAACTTGACCAGTCTGATATTGATCTAACAAATTAGAGCCAACACCAAATAAACCAGCACCAAACTTCAACTGTTCTTGACCAGCCTGTTGTGCCTGAGCAGCCAACTGTGCATCTTGCTGTGCCAATGCGTTGTAGTAGGCTTCCATTTCAGGAGTAGTAGCACCTAATCCAGCAGCACCACTTGGTCTAGCACTTGTTGCACCTACAGACAAACCGCCACGACCTTGTTGGAACAATTGGTTTTGCAGTTGAGCCATTTGACGCTCACGGCTAGGAGCAAGCAAGTCTTGTTGACGAGCCATGTATTTGGCCGCAACTTGCTCAGGACTTTCAGCTAAATACTGTTCTCCAAGGCCATACAAACTACTAGCAGCACCAGTCAAAGGAGCATATTGACTTCTAGCACTTTCAATATCTGATAGTGCGCCACCAGATAAAGCCCTAAAGCGATCTTGATATGCTTTGAGTTCTGGACTCAACTCATAAGAAGCGCCAGAAACACGACCAGATGGGTCAGTTTGGAACTTAGAGCTACCAAAGCGTGTAGTAACTCCTACAGGTCGAAAGCGAGCTTCTTCAGCAGCAATTTGAGCCGCCTTAACCTGAGCATCAGCTTGAATTTTAGCCGCTTTTTTTGCTGAATCGGCTTGCATCATCCCGCCAATCAGACTAGCACCAGCACCAAGTAATTCCATTCCCATCATGTTCTCCTGACAAATATTTGTCTAAGTTTTCCGTCTGTACCTACAAAATCTTTCAAATAACTAAATTTGAAAATACTTAAAAATTTCTCATGCTTTACATCACCAATCTCATGAACAGCATAAATCTCATTTCTATGTATCTCACAAAGTTTTTCAAAGTCATCAATCAGTTGTTTTTTTACTTCTTTTGTCCATCTCTCACAATCACAGTGGATTATGGTAAATCCACAATCATTTTCAAAAAATACTGTGTAATCTTGGTTGTAGATTACTGGTATCTTCAAACTGTTCTTTGCCACATATAGACAACAACGTATGGCTGCAAGTTAGCATTGGTTCCAGATACACCAGATGATGCTACTGTTGTTGTGATGTTTGCGGAAGATGTTGTAGTTGTTTCATCTCGATAGTAAACACCATTAGCTGTACCAGCTACACCAGTACCGCCTACATAACCCAAGTCTGTTGGAACTCCGTGAGTATGACCAGCATCAGTTGAGGTTGCAGTATGAGTGTGGCTAACAACAACAGCATCTGCACTGCCACCAGTATTACCAGCAGTAAATCCACCACCATTACCAATTAAAACACGTCCAGCGCCAAAGGCAGTCCATGTGCCAAAACCAAGTAATGTTGCTGGATTTGTCGAAACTGTGGCTGTATAAATTGTTCCAACTGGAAATAAAGCCTCTTTCACAGCCGCTTTAGCAAGATCAACAACATCTTGAACAAATGCTGTAGTTGCCAATTTTGTACTATCCTCAGATGATGACTGAGTAACAGCAGTTGTACCAGTTGGAAGAACTGGTGTTCCTGTAAATGTTGGACTTGCCAAATCTGCCTTTGTTGCAATAGCAGTCTGAATATTGTTGAATTCAGTATCAATCTCAGTACCTTTGACAATCTTCAAAGGATTGCCAGAAGACAAATTGTCTTTAGTGGCGAAATTCGTACTCTTGGTGTAGTCTGTCATGGTCTTCCTTTAACTTATCTTGCCTTGTTTGGCTTGAATCTCAATCTTCTGAATCGACAATGGTGTTCCATTGATGTCTGACTCATATCCTGTTTGAACAACCTTACCTGTGCCTGTTGCTGAAACAACCAGTGTTTGCAAAGCTACGCCATCTGTGTAGTAAGCAAGAGTAGTGGCATTAGCACCATACTCAGCAACACCATAGTAAGACTCACCTTGTGTAGGAATAGTGTCGTTGTCAGACAAGTAGTTTGTCTTGAAGTCAAAACCCCACTTGAATGTCACTGTCTGATTAGTACCGCCAATCACAACAATGGACAACTTCTTCAGAATTGAAGTTTGATTCTGGTTTCCAAGGTCAGCATGATTGGTGTAATACAGCATCCGATATGCTGTTTGGTAATCTTGGTAAGTGCTATACAAACCAATATATCCATTCTTTCCAATGTACAAAGTACCATCTCTACGAGACAAGAAAGACTTTGGAGCAATAGAGTCCCAAGTTGTTACCCTAGCCGCACCATCAGGAAGATAAGACTTTGTATCAAAGCACCAAACACCATCAATGCTAGGTGTAGTCAACAGGTAAAAAGCCTCACGCTCTGAATACACTGACTTTACGTTAGCCAATGTTTCACCAGCTATCACAGACATCAAGTCATTACGAATATTTTTAGACAAGTCACGTTCTGGAGCAGACTTCTCCTGAATAGTCCTCATCAATGATCTGACACCAGAGTTTGACAAGAACAACACATCAGTACTTGTAGTCTGAATACTGTCTCTAGCAATGCAACCAATACCTTCAACAGTGTCACTCAATGACATAGTAGATGGAGATGTAGCGCCCTGATAAACTAAGATTTGACGCTTGCCAAAGATGAACAAGAAACCGTTATGAGCAGCCAAGCCAGTGATCTGGTCAGCACCATTTACCCACACATTGTTAACGTTCAACGAGCCAGCAGTACCTGTAGACCATACATGACCTGAAATCAAGTCACTAAAGTAGACAGTAGCGTTGTTTGCTGTTGTATTTGCCGCCCAAAGACGACCAAATGCTGAAATGCAAATGTCTGCATCAGGAGCAGTGGCTTGATAACCAGTCTTCTCAGAAACTCTACGGTATGTAGTGGTGCTTACAGCAGGGTCATAAATCAAAGGATTGTGACCAGACTGGAAGAAGTATGTGATGCCATTCAAGGAAGCACACTGCCAGTTACTTGCAGTAATGGTAGGAGCAGTACCACCCCCCCCATACGTCAACTCAACAACAGCATTAGAGCCATCCAACTTGAATAACTTGTTGTTGCCAGCAAACAATACAGTGTATGTACCATCAGCAACAACTAACTCATGGATAACCTTAACGTCATTTGCGCCAAGGTTTCCAGAAGAAGAATTAACTCTAGCCCAACCCTTGCGTGAACCAATACGTCCATACTGGTCAATGATGCAGTTGGTTGCAACCAAAGCATATCCAGCCGCAAGATCAAGAGGAGAGTCTTGCGTGTTCAACCCATAAAAGCCTGGGGCTGAGATGCTGAATGTTTGAATTGCTTGGCTCATACTGGAACAAACTCCTGATTCTCAGGATAGCGAGTACCTTCCAATGCAATGTAGTCAGACAACATAGCTTTGTACAAGGAATAAGCCTCAGAGGATGACAAACCACCGTCTTCACCACGCTCAACCAATGCACGAGCATAAGCATTCTGGACAATCAAAACGTCAGGAACGGCTACAACAGTAGAGTCGCTAGACAAAGTGGCTTGTGGAACTGTCAGGCTAAATGGGATGCTATACACGCCATCAGGACGAGGATACAGAGTTACCTTGGTGTCATAGCTACCATCAACACCATCAAAGGCGTAGTAGGCAGGAATACCGTTTACAGGGGTAGAAAAGTTCTGATAGCGATTCATCGTAGCAAAGTCCACATTTCTCATGCGGAGGTTGCTAGTGACGTTCAACACATCAAGAACTTGGAATTTCTGACCAGCACCAGTTAAGGCGTAAGAGTATGTTCCTGAAACGGTAGACAAGGTGATTGTTGTGCCAAGGACATTCCAAGCAAAAGCATCTTCAACCTGACGCTTTGCATCATTGACAAACTTGCCAATCAGAGAGGAATAAGATGTTTCTGTAACGGTGGAAACAGTTGTTTCACGCAACCTTACAAGGACATCGTTTACAAGTTCTAAGTATGTCATCTGCTTTTAGCCTTTGCTTTGTTCCTTGCGGATATAGCTTGAGCTTTTGCCTTTGCGTCAGCTTTGGAGTTAGCACCCCAAGCCTTTAGCGAAAGAAGCAGTCTTGTCGGTTCACCATCCTTGTACTCAGCACCAGCCATATTGCCCATGCGAGCCAAGAAACTTGCTCTGCGGGGATTATCCCCTGATTTCACTGGAGGCTTCAAATTGCCACCAGTTTCTGCATTATAAGAGGCTCTCCCCTTGGCATTCAAGCCGCCTTTTGGATTCTGACCAGCTTTTGTTTGCCAAGTTGGAGATTTCATCACTTCACCTTTTTAGGCTTCTTTGCGGTCTTTGCCGCTTGTTTGAAGTCAGCAGCAGTAGGTGCGGCTTTAGAACCCACCTTGTTCATCTTCTCGCCAGAACCAGCCTTGATTCTGGCTCTTTTAGCTTGAATGTTGCTATAAAGTCCAGCTTTCATTTCTTTTTAGCCTTTCCCGCAACTGACAATGCAATCGCAATAGCTTGGTCTTTGGACTTGACAACCTTGCCATTCTTACCAGAATGCAAAGTACCTTCCTTGAATTCTCCTAAAACCTTCTTCACCTTCTTCTGAGATTTAGTCATCTTCATAGGGTTTATCCTTAGTACATGATTTTGGCGGTGATCGTGCCAGTTACATAAACTGTGCAGTTTGCTCTCAAATACTTGGGAGCATTAGCAACTGTAACGAGTCCATCAGCAGTTAAAGCAGTGCCAATAGTTGACCAATTTGTACCGTCAAGGCTACCTTGTAGTGCAACAGTGGCAGAAGTAATGCCACTAACTTGCAAGAATGCTGGTTGACCAGCGTCAGCCTGAACTGCTTTAGAAGCACCTGTTGCGACAACAGCACTCAACAAGGTGACAGGAGTAGTTAAAGATGACATTATTTACCTCTTGAAGATTTCTTCATCATGTTGGTAGCTGTACGACCACCACGCATAGGCATACCCATCTTTGGCTTACCAACAGCAATCATGACAGTCACAGGGACACCCTTTTTCTTGCCATACTCTTTGGCTTCTTTCTCGCCTTTTTCAGAGTAGGGAAACTTCTTTTTTCCGACCATAGGCATAGCGTTCTCCTTATTTCCAGATACGATCAACAATAAAGGTAACGATACCGCCCATGAAAGAAGCGATAGTCATACCCATCCAAAAACCACCTTTACCCTTGTTGGCAAGTTCCAACAGGGATTTAACATCAGCACTCAATAAGTGCATCTCCTTCTGGAGAGCCTCGACTTGAGCTTCTAGTTTGCCAAAATCTCTTGCATCAATATCAGACATTTACAACCTTTCGGGGTCTACCCATACGTTTAATTGTGGGGATGACAGGCGCAGGAAAGGCGGTATCTGTACGCACAGAATCATGAGACTCTATGGTTACTTCTGGCTCGTCTATCCTCACATAACCTTGATGACCCTTCATGGAGTCAATGTCATGTTGCAAGGTGAAAGTCACGGTATTACCTGACTGAAGACAACGAAAAGTAGCCATAAAACCCCTTAAATGAGAAAGGGGGAACAAGTCCCCCTATCATTAAACTACAGCACGACCGAGGATAAGTTGCAATGTAGTTGAAGCCAAATTAACGTCACCTGCTGTTGGGTTGTAGCTAACGATAGTCACTGTGTTAGCGGCTGAAACATAGGCTCCACGAACCAAGCCAGCTTCACTGACACCAACTGACATACCAAGAACCATGTCACCCAAAACGACGCCCGGAACAGTTACTGTGTCTGTAGTTGTAGCAGTGGTAGCAATTAATGCCGTATCCAAAGTACAAGCTACATCCCAAGTGTCTGTAAACAGGCCACGAAATTGATCGTTTCCACGGCGGGAAACTACTGCTGTTGCTGCTGCCATTTGATTTCTCCTAATTAAGTTAAAAAAGTCCCCCCACCACTAGGGCAGGGGGCGCAACTGCAATTAGCTAGGAACAACCAAAGCGAACATGGAAGAAGACTTAGCTGCTCCCACAGAGGCGGCATCACGCAAAGCGGCAACACCGTACAAAGTGTCAGAAGTAAACAGAGTAGCCAAATACTCTTGTTTGTACTGAACTTGTGAACGGACACCAACTTGCTCAACCAGAACCATAGAGTCCTTGTGACCCATCAAGCAGACACGAGCAATAGCAGTACCGCTTGCAGGGAAGGCGGCAGTAGCAGAAGCAGAGTCAGCATTGCTGGAAGTGAACACAGGGATACCATACAGGTTGCCGATTTCACCGTTGCGGATAGCATCGCCATTACCGACAAATGCTTGTTCGGTGTAACGAGCCAGACCCATCAGGGTGTTGCGGCTTGATGGAGGGATGATGAAGAAACGATTGTCCATAGGAGTATCGTTGTCAT